AAATGCTATAATACGCCGCGACTATACTAATTGCAATAGCAACAGCAAAAACAAAATATCCAAATATCATGTACTATTTATTCTGATTATTCAATTACTACCATGTTTTTTTCTGATTTAGTCTTACGATCTGAGTATATTTTTTGCCCACGTGAACGAACTAAGTCTGCTGCTGCCTGTGGTGTTTCCTTGAAAAAATCAACTAAATCAGCTTTGGAAATACTATCATCTACATCTATCATATAGATTTCGTAATGACGTTGAGGATTAAACTTTGCCCGTAATATTAATGCATTCAGTGGCACTTGGTTATTGTTTGACGTAGATTTATCGGACAGAATATCTAGAATTCTGTTGTGTTCCATTTCAGTAACATTTATGCATGCCTCAAGACCATACATGTCCCAAGACAGTAAGTAAGTAGTGCTCATTTTTAGAAAATTTGTATTTAATGAATTGAATTTAAGTTCCAGACCGAAAGGCCATACATTTGAAGCAGTGTACTTATTTCATCAGGTATTGTCATAGATTCATAATTTTCTGGCAATATTAAATTTTTAAGATTACCTTCACGATCAATTACAAACACAAAATCTTCTAAATCTAACTCATCTAGAAAATCATCCTCGGTGACTTCATCTATTTCTTTGAGTGTAGTATTCTTCATTTGTTTTTCCCTTCACGTTCTTTGTAAAAAATGTGTTTACCTATTTTTGCAACACGCTCTTTATTCCACTTTGGTCTGACATAATCAGCATGAAAGTAGAGTGCGTTTTCTAGATGACTTAGCTTCCAATTTTCAAAAAATACTTTCTTAGCTACGTCAAAACTTTCTTCATAGTCTTTAGGTGATATAGATGCTTTTTTGATATTGTTCTCACACACCCAACTAAATTGACATACAAGACGCTGCGCTATATTTGTTTTCTGATACACTACACTGCAAACGTCATCACCAAAACGACCATCTGCTACACGATTTAAGGTAACTTGTGCTACAGCTATTTTACCAGCCAGTGGTTCACCACGGGATTCCCAATGTATGTTTTTTGTTAAACAATCCAGTTCGCGTAGAGAATTGTTAGTTATCTGTGCCTTTGTGACATTTTGATTATGCCATTCTTTGATTGCATAATCTAAGCCAAATAGAAACGATAGCGCCGCGACCAAAATTGCGCTTTTGTATGCATATCTACGTATTTTTTTGCCAATCATTTACACTTCCTCCTGGTAGGATGCTCACATTATAACACAAGTGAGATAAAATCACACAATTCCTGTGATTTTTACTCCTACATTTCCCAAAGTTTGGTTATTTTTGTACAAATTTAGTATGGATTTGGCTATATCACCTGCCTGATTTCTCTGCAACATATTGTATAACAATGTATCACTAGCTATGTTTTGCGTATCAGTCGCATATGATGGCAAACTATCTACGAATGAATATATAAGGCTGTTTTCTCTAAAAATCTCTGTACTGAAATTAGCTTTACCAAAATTAATAGATTCTCTAGCGGTTGCCTCGCAAATTCTAAGATAGGCAGCATTACATTTTTCAACATAAGGTGCAAATTGTGGATCCGCCGCTATAGAATCTACTAAATTTTTATATGTAGCTAAACTGGTTAAGTAAGCTTGATTTTCAAAAAAGTTATTGGTTACTACTTGTCCCTCTGCATCAGCAGAGGAGGGCACACTCTTGTATGCTTTGAATTTTATTGCTATATCACGTAGTGCAGCATGTAATTGAGGACCATATGCGGATTGTTCTATGTATAGTAGATTTTCATTTACTATTCTAAAATCATTAGTTAAATAACCACTGCACATACCTATGACATCTATCATGGTAACGGGGCCATTATTTACACCAACTGGTAAATATGAACGCAATTGATTAATTATTTCTTGTGGTAATAATTTACCTTCAGCACTTAACGCTAATACATTGCTAGTAACTTCATTTAATACCAAATCAATTGCTTCAACTAATTCACGACCAGTTTCTACTGCTAAAAATGGCGATTTATTCTTTATATCTTTGCCAAAATCTGCTAAGCTTTGAAATGGACTATCATTTTGAACACCACTTGTTTTTTCAAGACTAGTATAATCAAGCGGTGAAGTTAAATTACGTACTGTAGTTTTTAAAACCTGTTGTATGGTATTAAGATCACTTGGTGCAGTTATAGTTTGTAGTATTGCACTAATCTGTTGAGTATAATTTTCATTATAGATGTTATCTACATTTATGCCAGCGACTGATAATTTTGATGTTAAATTACCAATATTGCCTAGTCCTAATCGTAACATTATATTTGCAATACTATTAGATGTGCCAAAATAACCTTCATTAATTTCGGTTACTATGCGTCCAATATTAAGCAAAGATTGACGTAGTGCTACACTATTTTTGTATTGACTGAAGCCCTGACTCAATAATTCTGAGTAGTTTGTACTGCCAAAATACTGTAATGATTTGTCTTCACTGGTTTTAAGTGCAACTAGATAATTATTTGAAGTTGAAACCCAATTCAATACCTGATTGAAAATATTGATGAAAGAAAAATTATCAACGAAGTTATTTCCCGTAAGACGTGTTATTTGAAGATCAATGTAGTATAGTAAATTACCAGTGATTGACGTTATTGAAGATGGTACAACACCAGTGAGTGCGGGAATTGCTGTATCTATTCCTAGACTTAATTTTGTGGGATCACGCCAATATTCACGCATATATCCTGTAAGAAAAGGTTTTAATGCTATAAAGCCATTATTGTCTACATAATTATATGCACCAGAATTAACGGTCATTGCAACAATATTACCATGTGCTGACAATGAACCAATAAAAAGTCCAGTTGATGTTGGTATATTTGGATTTGGAGGCAGTAGTTCATCGCTACATGCAAATGCGCCTATCAGAGGATCAGCTTCAGTGGCTCCTAAAACTGGTCCCTTGTATGAAATTCCTTCAATGGTTACACCATTTGTCATAAATTACCCAACGTTATCATTTGCGCCAACTGCACCTTCAGTAGTATTAAGTGCGCTTGAATTTACATCTGAACCTGGTACAACAGCTATGCTATCTCCTGTACTATATGCATCAAAATATCCGCCAACAATCAAATTAGGTGGACGATCAACAGCATTACATGGGCCAGGAAATGCACTTGCTAGTCCACCAGTACCCCATGGACCACCACCGCCAGCACTGATTGATCCGCCACGAACAGTTGCCTCACCGTATTCCCACGCATTAGGTAATAAATCAGTACGATTGCCTATGGTAATTTGTTCATATCGCTCAATCTCTAACGGACCACAATTCTCGGCACGACGGATCATTTTTACTAACGGACCATCTGCGATAATTGCAGTGCCATCTAAACCCAAATCACTAGGAATTACTACTCCACTATCACTGTATGTTTTTATCGCAGCAACGAAATCAGTGTTTACAGCGAATGGCACTTGAAGTGCTTCGTTCATATAGTACGTTAATGCTAATTGTAATGGACTTAGCCCACCAACTTCTAACGTAGGACGATTTATAGCATATTGAGCTGGCGTAGTCATTATTAAAACACTTTATCTAAAATTTTACCACCTACCATGCCTATTAGTCCGTCTTGCACTACAATAACATTCTCACTAGCAGATTCGACTTTATGTCCACATAGTCCACGACTACCTTTTACTATAGGCGGCAAACCATTTACGGTAACTCCTGCTGGAATAGTGAAAGTAGGGCCAAAACAGTGTGATGGTGGACATCCTTTCTTGCCACAACAAGTATGTGCAGTATATACACAGCCTAATAAGGCCACGGGACGATCATTTACTGTTACGTCAGGACTAAACGGCGCTGTCAAAATACCACCTGGTCCTAATCTATCTCCAACTCTTGCCACTCCAGACATCATTTACCTCACATAATTAGTGAGCCCTTAGAAACAGGCTGAATACCTGTTGTTGTTTGAACGTAATGATCAGACATTTGTTTGATAACAGGTGCATGCATCATTATATGATCTTTTCTAAGCTCTATATCTTTATTTATGTCCGCGGCAAACATGCTTTGCATAAAACCTAATCCCTGCGCACTAGGAATCAATGTACACGGACGATTTACACGAAAGCTCATCATGTCCTCTTCAACAATCTTAGCAACGATTTCATCACCGTTAACTAACTTAAAACTAACAATATCACCTGCATCATAACTCTTATTCTTTGATACTAACATTCAATTTTTCCTTTAGTTCTTGATCAGACAATTTCATTAGACCTTGAAAACCACCTTCAACGAATAATGTATCATCTAAGTATATTTGTGGCACAGTTCTATGTCCACGCGACATTACGAATTCTCTAGCACTTGGATCTAGATCAACTCGTACTTCTGCATACTCAATATTTTTACTTTCTAATAACTTTTTTGCCTGCACACAATAGGTACAGTTGTCTTTTGAATAAACTTTTAACATTTGCTTTCCTTTTTAAATTGATGGCAAATCATCATAAACAATATTATCACTCATAATACCAATGACATAGTTAGTTGATTCATTTTCCTGTAATGCCGTTTGTTTTTTGCTAACATCACTATGCTTATTGAACCATGGTATAGGAGTGCTTTTTGGTGAACTTTCAGTATATTTGATTCCAATTTCTTTCAACACATTGAACGCGGTATAATCTACGAAATCTTTTAGGATTTGAGCATTAAGTCCAATAACTGGACCTTTCTTAAATAGATAATCCGCCCATGCTTTTTCTTCACGAATAACATCCATGTATAAGGCATAAACTTCTGCCTCACATTCTACCTTTGCTTTGGCAAAACGTGGATCGTCTTTTACTACAGTATTGATAATATAAGCAGTCCATTCCTTATGCAGTATTTCATCTTGTAGAATAAGACTAATAATGTTTCCATTACCAATAAAAATCTTGTTTTCAACCATTGCAAGGCTAGTTGCAAAACTTACCATAAATCTAAAGGCCTCTAGTGCATAGCTGGCATTTAATGCTAACCAAATTGCCTTGATGTGCGATTCTTCTGGGCAGTTATTTGGGTCATCATCTATTTCTTTGATACAGTTTAATCTGTGTAAGTTATCATAGTACTTACCAACACTACTAGCCATATCCACGATTTCTTTTGTATCATGGATAGTATTGAAAACTTCTTTTGGAACATTATAGATATTACGTATGATGTGACTATAACTGCGACTGTGAATATTAGATTCAAAGAATCCCCAATTAAACATTAGCGTTTCTAGTTCTGGCACACTAACAACAGGTGTAAAGATTTGTGTGGGACCACGGCCTTGCAAACTATCTAATGCAGTTTGACGCAATAGGTTACTAGTAAAGATATGTTTTACAGTATCGCTAGCAGTTTTAAAATCTCCAGCATCTTTAGTTAAACTAATTTCTTCTGGTACCCAAAAGAAGCCACGTGCGGTTGTTTCATAATTAGCAATTTTAGGATATTTAAATTCCTCAAATCGTTGTACTGTTACCGTACCATCTAAAAACATTCTACGGCGTAAATAGTTTGGATTAACACTTAAGTTATATTGCTCTTTTGACATATTATTCCTTGTTTATAAAACACAGCTTTCGCAGTGTTCTTCTTGTGCTATTTCTTCAACATCTTTTAAATTAGTAGTAGGTGCCTCAATTGAAAGTTTAGATCCAGATTTATCCAAAAGTGAATAGTACAGTGTTTTTAGACCATATTTCTGTGCAAGCATTAAATTTTTTGCTATAAGCGTTGCAGGAACTTTTTTATCAGCAAAATGTTTAGGTGAATAAAAAGTATTTGTACTGATGCTTTGATCAACATATGCTGCCAAAACAGCAGCAGTTTTCAAATAATCAATACAATCTTTCTGCTCCCACATAAGTTGATATTTATTCTTCAACTTTTGATATTCTGGCACTACTTGAGTGAAACTACCAGCTTTACTTTCTTTGGTCGTAATCAAACTCATGGGCAACTCAATGCCATTAGTTGAATTGATTACTACTGAACTAGATTCAACAGGTGCAATAGCCATCAATGTTCCATTACGAACACCATGTGTTTTCATTTCTGTTCTTAGATTTTCCCAATCTAATTCAGGAGTAAAATCTGTTAGTTGATTTACGCCTTCTGCACGTAGTTCCCAAGGGAAAATACCTTGACCATAACGCATTCCATCACTATGCAAACATTTACCTCTTTCTTTAGCCAACTCAACATTTACTTCAGTTAGATAATAGGCTTGATGTTCCATCCAAGATTTAACTTCAGCAAGTGCATCTTTTTCACCGTATTTAAAACCACGTTTAGCGTGCCAATATGCTAGATTAGTGACTCCTATACCCAATGGTCTAATTTCTTCATTACTGAGCTTACTTTGTATACTCAAAAAGTCTTGATAATCAAGTATGTTGTTTAAACTACGTGCAAGAATTCTGCAGGCGCGGCGCATATCTTCTGGATTACGAAATGAACCCCAATTCACCGAGCCCAAAGTACATAAACTAATTCTGCCATCTGCATCATCTAAACGTTTAAATGATCGTGTCGGCAATAGAATTTCCTGACAAAGATTAGATTGATAAATCGGATGCAGTTTCGTATTAAAAGGTCCCTGCTTTTGTACATTATCAATAAATGTGATGTAAATTCGACCTGTATCAGTGCGTTCCTTTAGAATGCCGCCTTTAAATACTTCTTCTGCGGCCATTGTTTTCTTGCGAAGATCAGTTCTCTTTTCGTATTGAACATATAGTTGTTCAAAAAGATTGATGTCACGATAATATACCTCATAAAGATCGGGCACTTCGTTCGGATCAAAGAATGTGATATTCTCTTTGTTTTTGAATCTACGTAAAAATAGTGCGCTAATCACCACGTTATAGTCAAGAAAACGTACTCGCGTTTCTTCAGTACCTTGGTTATTTTTAAGAACGATTAGGTCTTCAAATTGATAATGCCAGATAGGATACGTAATGGTTGCACTTGCATTTCTGATTCCGCCCTGACTACAACTGCGTAAATCGCTGAACCATTTCTTCAAGAAAGGAACTAATCCAGTATGTAGTATTTCACCCTTTCTGATAGGCGCACCTAACGGTCTGACGCGACCGATTTCAAGACCAATGCCAGCACGTTTACTGGCATATTTGGCCATCATTTCGCCCGCGGCAAATATACT